GCATTGATGATATGGGCGGCGGCAACTGGGCTATCAACGTCGATCGCCTTGTTGGATATAAGTAGGTTGTCCAAACTCTATACCCCATGCGCTATGCAGCAGGCTGTAACGCGCTGCCTAATGCCGTTGTTGCCCTCACCGGCCATGTAGACAACCACCCCAGCCTTGCTCTTATGGCCGTGCCAATGAAGGCCAGCGGCAATGTGGCATGCCATGTCCAGCGTGATAAAGGTTTTACCCACCCCAGACTCGCCGTAAACCATGCAGACAGCGCTATCTGGCAACCACCCCTTGATCACCCACTTCAAAGGCGCAGGCTGGCTGAGGTAGGACGTTGCGCGAGTGAAATAATACTCTTGCGTCTCGGCCTGTGTGGCGGCCAGGATCGCCTCGGCGGCTTCGTATCCCAAGCCGGTGTCGGCTGCCACATCCCCCTCGGGTTCATAGCGTGCCACTGAGCGCACGATCTGCGACAACTCAGAGGATGGCAGAGGTATTTCGCAGCGGGTTTCGTTTGCAATGGATAGCGAGGCCATTATCTCTGCTTCGGTAAATCCGTAGCGGCGCATGACGCCACCCATCGCAGTTAACCCATTATTTCGACTGCCTTGAATCAGTCCTCCACCTGTCAAAACCTGCTGGCGCTCCGCAGGCTTGCGCAAAGCGCGGTATGCTACCATCCACTTTTCAGGAACCTTGAAAGGTGCCACCCCATCGAAAGGATCCGATGACGCCTCCCATTCGTATCTCCTGCCCTCAATAGTAGACGGATAGGCCACGAAATAACGCCCATCGGCCAGTAGATCAACCCCCTCTGTCAGCTTACATGACCTGATCTCTTGGTCATAAATCGCAATATGATGTTCTCCCCCGCCGGCAGTCAATTGCATGGCGGCACCTTCTGGGACGCGTCCATTTTCATCAAGCCACTTTGCCCAAGAATCATCACCGCCATTACGTGGGTCTACATCAAATATAATGATACCGGAACGCTCCCCGGCTGCGATACCAATGTTGAAATCAGGGTTCTGTGCCCACCACCTGACTATCTGCTCTGGGTCTGTTGTTGCATCTTTTACTCCATGCTGCGTCGCGGGAACTTTTCCATTTGGCACCACAGGGAGGACATGCCAACCCCATGACGCATAAATAATGGCCGCTTCAGCTTTGGTTGTCATTGTCGCGTCCCTCAAGATAGTCAGAAAGCGCAACAATAACTTTATACGTCGGGTTTGCATCAGGATTGTCTCTGATCAATCTAATGGTGTTGTAGTGCAATCCAGTGGCCTGTGCCACTTTCGATAGCATGCGGTCTGAAAGCGCTTGACGAATCCTCTCTATAGTCATCATAAACATTCTCCTGTAAAAAAATTTGATTAGGGGTTGCAATCATACATTATTTTAATGTAAAGTTGCATCCACTGCGCGAACGGAATTGGCCGAAGGTGCAGCAACCAAGGAGAGCCAAAAATGGCAATCAATTTGAAAAGTACAGGCAGCTTGTCTGCCAATGGGGTGAAAGTCCTCGTTTACGGCCAGGCGGGTGCTGGCAAAACCAGCCTGATCAAAACCCTACCCAACCCCATCGTCCTATCTGCTGAGGGTGGCCTACTGTCCATTCAGGACGCCGACATACCATATATCGAAATAACCAGTATGGACGAATTGCGCGAGGCTTACGAGTGGTGCAAAGACAGCCAGGAGGCAGCAGGATTTGAGTCGGTGGCGCTGGACTCGATCAGCGAGGTGGCCGAGGTGGTATTACACCACGAGCTCAAGAAGTCCAAGGATGGACGGGCAGCCTACGGAGAGATGAACAGCGTCATGCAAGAGCTGATTCGTGCATTCCGCGATCTGCCTGGCAAGCATGTATACATGTCGGCCAAGCTGGAAAAAAGCCAGGATGAAATGAGCAAGATGCTATACAACCCTGGTATGCCGGGCAAGAGCCTGACACAAGGTTTGCCATACTTTTTCGACGATGTACTGGCCCTGCGTGTTGAGCGCGATGCAGAAGGCGTCACACAGCGTGCCTTGATGTGCGATTCGGACGGCTTATGGCTGGCAAAAGACCGCAGCGGGAAGCTTGACGCATGGGAAGCGCCTGATCTGGGCGCGATTATTAATAAAATAGGGGGAAAAAAATGACCGACGACTTGAATGAGCTATCTAGCATGTGGCTTACCGCCAAGGAAAACGAGGCCGCAGCCACGGCAGACCGGCGAAAAATTGAAGACCGAATCAAGAGCCTGGCAGGAATTTCAGAGAGCTTGGACGGGACTGAGACAGTCGCACCGGAGCATTTCACCATCAAAATCGTTGGCCGCATCGACCGCAAGATAGACAGCGACAAGCTGCAAGAGATTGCGGCAGAGTACGGATTATCAGAGCATCTATCCAGCCTTTTCCGATGGAAGCCTGAGATTAATATGGCTGCATGGAAGGCAGCAAGCGAGGCCATTACCGGGCCTCTTGCACCAGCAATAACGGCCAAGCCCGGCCGTGCATCTTTTTCAATCACCCCAAACAAGGAGTAAAACCATGGCCTTTTTGAACGAAACCTATAACGTTAACGAACTTCCCCAGGGCAATGGAAACTTTGATCCCCTGCCACCAGGATGGTATGACGCCAACATAACAGGCGCTGAACTAAAGAACACAAAGGCAGGCAACGGCCAGTACATCGCTGTGCGCTATGACATCACCGGACCGACACATCAAGGGCGCGTGGTGTTCGGCAATTTGAACATAAAAAACCCTAACCCCAAAGCGGAGGAAATCGGGCGCCAGCAGCTTGGCGAGATTATGCGCGCCATTGGTCTAGCCAAGGTGACAGACACCGACCAGCTGATCGGCGGAAGCTTGCATATCAAGCTGGATATTCGCGAGCAGGATGACTATGCGCCAAGCAACGATGTCAAGGGATTTAAGGCCATCGGCGGCAGCGTGCTAACGCCTTCAATGGCACAAGCGCCAACACAATCGGCGGCAGCGTCCGGCAAGGCTGCGCCTCCATGGGTTAAGAAGTAATTAAGAAAAAAAAGCCCGGTTCTCGCAAGAGTCCCGGGCAGCCTAACCATTAAGGAGTTTAACATATGGAAATCCCTGAGTCAGAGCATTCAATTTCCGCGCTTATTGACAAATACCACGAAGAAAAAAATGAACCGCCAAGGCCGCACCTTGGAGCATCCCTGCTGGGACATCCATGCGACAGGCGACTGTGGCTATCATTTCGCTGGGCAGTGCAAGAGCAGTTCCCAGGCCGCATCCTGCGACTGTTCAGGCGTGGCCAGATGGAGGAGGACACCATCGTTTCAGATCTTAGAGCCATTGGCATGGATGTGCGTGGCACGACAGGCGGCAAGCAGACACGCGTTACCTTCGGTGCGCACGTTTCAGGCAGCATGGACGCCATCATCGAGAGCGGCGTGCCAGAAGCGCCCAAGGCGAGGCACATTGCCGAGTTTAAAACCCATAGCAAAAAATCATTTGATGAGATGGTCAAGGACGGGGTTGAGAAGTCCAAGCCCCAGCACTGGGTGCAGATGCAAGTCTATATGCACGGCACAGCGATCGACCGGGCTTTGTACTTGGCGGTTTGCAAAGACGATGACCGCATCTACACAGAGCGCGTTAAGTATGACAAGGCAGCAGCGGAGAAGGCCATTGAGCGCGGCCATCGCATCACCTTGGCCGATCGTATGCCCGAGCCAATACCAGGCGCTTCGCCCAGTTGGTATCAGTGCAAGTCATGCCCTGCATACGAGTTTTGTCACGAGACAAAGATAACAAAGCATGTGAACTGCCGCACCTGTGCCCATTCAACGGCTCAGCAGGACAGCACATGGCGTTGCGAAAGGAATGATGCTGATGGCATCCCAGTCGAGTTTCAGCGCGAAGGATGCGAAAGCCATGTCCTGCATCCTGATCTGGTGCCTTGGCAGCTGGACTCAGACGCAAGCAGCCAGTGGGATGCTGTTTGGATTATCGACGGCAAGCAGGTTAGGAACGGCGAGCCTGACGCGCATGTTTTCGCCAGCCGCGAGATTTTAGCCAACCCCAGCGCCTGCGCCAGCGGGGACGAATTCATCAAAACTCCCGAGAAACCCCGGACTTCAGGCCGGGGAGGTAGAGGGCGGACGCGAAGCGTTCGGGTTGTTGGGTTTGCATCTTGACTTCTCCTTTTTTAGTGGGTATGATATGGGTATGAAAAAGACAAATCTCTATCTGACGGGGCCTTCGATTGAAAGATTGCAAGCTCTGGCTAAAAAGACTGGCCTTTCGGTGGCTGAACTGATACGCCGCGCCATTGACGACTTTCTGAAAAAGCAAAAATGATCCTTGTTTACAAATACCGGGTAAAGTCTCTGAACGGATTGCTGAACAAGCAGGCGCGAGCGTGCAATTACGTGTGGAACTATGCAAACGACGTTCAGAAGCAAGCATTGAAGTGGGGCAAGAAATGGCCGTCCGGATTTGATCTGAATGTTCTT